GGCACAGCATAAAGCTGCGAGGGAAATTCCCTAAATTCCACATAAGATGGGACGCTTAGCGTTCCACTTCCATGGTAGTCATAGGGAAATTGGGCTTGAAGTCGATGTGACCAGTACTTAAAATCGTACTTTGTGTACGATCTGTTCTTGTCACTAACGGCTCCTGGTCCGTGCTTAGGTCTAATTGCATCTGGGTTGAACTCTCCAAATTGAGAAAGAATTCGCGCAGAGAACCTGCGGAATCCGTCCCAATCAGGATCGAAGTCCAGTTGTAGCATGGCAGAAGGTGCATCAGACAGAAGTTGCTGATCACCCTCTTCGCTTGGAATGCCCCAGATGGGGTGACCAAGACGATGAGTCCACAGAGGATTATCGTTATCCCAAGTGTCCTGCCACGAACCGGGAAGAGATTTCTCAATCTCCCGGAAATCATTGATAGCAATATCAATGTATTTCTCCTTACATTCCATTTTGAGTTTCTTCACGGCAAGTAAAACTTGTCGCAGAGACGAAATGGCGCGTATGTCCGGTTCAGACCTTAAGCTTCCACTGCTCTCAAACACAAGGGAGAAGAGCGACCACAATACTAGTGGTCTCTCATCGTCCCAAGTACGGCTAGCACAGAAGTGCGGTCGTGTGTGAATGAGATAACCCGTGCTAAGCGAGCTTTCCAGCCACTTAGCGATAGCGGGTAGGGTCATCGTGAAGAACGATAGACCCTGAACACTACTCTGCGAAAGCAGGCGAGAAAAATCTCGCTCAAGTAGCGTTGCAATGGTCGGGTGCATGTTCTGCAAATCTTTAAGAAGTGCAGAGTACAGCTCTCGAACCTCGTCTATTGTGCTTTTCATACTAGCTCCTTATGGAGTAAAGTGATCACAGTAGTTTGCGAGTAGCTCTCAGTCGGAGTGACTAAGCTCCGTTTTAAGGTAAGAACTAGTTACCTAGTTCTCGCCTACCACCAGTCCATCATCTAGAGTGAGCAGCAAGGTATTAAAACCTTGATGCGTCAGCAATAGATCAGTGGGGCCGGAACCCTCCTGTTCACGCATAGTACTGGTCACCGACCAGTACTTAGCGCTAACAGTCGGTGTCGCATAGATCCACCTTTCTAGGTAGACATTATGACGATTCACCGAGAGACCTTTAATGGTATCTGTCGAATGACGAATAACCATAACGATCTTTTCAAGGCTGTCCGAGAATTTGTACTCGGAGCCATAAGAGTCCTGGTTAATTCTGACCAGGGTCTTGGCAACAGCATTGATAGTGAGGGTGAGAGTATTTGCAAACATGAGGTTCATTCCTTAGGTTGGGATTAGTCAAATCCCAAACAGCTTAATGCCGCTAAGGATAGACAGTTGATTTCCCGATAAGATCGGGACATTAGGCATTGCAACCGTCGGATACATCGCGCTTCGTAGCTTTCGGGTATGTTTCCATAACCCTGGAGATACTGAAACGGATCCGCTAGAGCCTGGGCCGGTGGCCACAAGCAAAACGGGTCCGTGCGACGTGGTCTGGCTCAACTCAGTCATGAGGGCGCCCATCGTAAGATGAGCCCCTATAGAGTTAGTATGAGCCTGGAGAACATCTCCAACGTTGGAGAAGTAATCCATAAACCATGTCCACGGTAAGGTCTCCCATAATGAGCTGAATATATGAGATGGGGTTAGCCCCATCATCGTACGGAACAACTCATCATCATTGGGAGGCAGCGAAGATGGATTGTCTGGTTTCCACGTAGTGGTTACCCAGACTCTCCGACGTGAGGTACGCCTCACACTGGTAGAGAGGAATATACCATCGGCTGAGTATAGTGCTTGTATAACGCTATCCTCAACACGGAGGTCCTCTATTGCAGTTCTTCGCCTCAGGCCTCTACCGCTGTATAGTCTGTTGATTTCGTTGCGACGTCTTTCGATGTTGCTAACGACGCCAAGCATAGACTTTACATCGGATACCACTGTTGCCACACCAAATTGGTAGGTGACATTAAGAACTGCTAACTTCTTGGCAAAGGATATTCCTTTACCGAGACTCGTTGGCAGTTGTTCTAGCAGCCATTCAGGTGAAAAGCCCCCAGTAAGGGAGCCGACCTGACCCCATCTATTTATATGACCAAGGTCATTAAGATAGTTGAGGGCGCCAGCAGCGAAGTGGTATAATCGAGGAAGGTCCCGTAACTCCGCTATAAAAGCAAGAGAAAGAACGTTAGGCCGAGAAGGGTTGCTATTAGCCACACCGTGGTTAAAAGCAGCCTGGTCGGACCAGCGAGCATTGGGAATAGCAATTGGCGATGGAACGTACATACTACTGGCAAAGCCAGAAGGGTATGAACTCCAGGATTTCGTTGCTCCACCTGTGTACACTATCTCCCCAGTAATAGCACTGCCAGAAAGCAGTGATCTAGCTGAGTTGAAGGCGTTCACTATGGAACGAAGTCCCACGTAGTCTACTGTAGTCTGAACCATTGTGGTCCATACTGCATTAGTAACAGTGCCATAGATCGACTTCGATCCGTGTTCCACTGTACTGCGCGATCGCGTCCTTGCTCC